CAGCAATCCGCTACACCAGTCACACCGGACCCGCAATCGGTCGACCCATTCACCTCGCAGGTGGTGGGAGCCTTCCCCGAGTGTCCGCCCTACTAACTGTAGCCCCGCACAGTACGTGCCATCCTTGGGTAGCTAATGCTACGTCCGTTCACTCCTTCTTCTCGTAATAGCACCCGGCTAAACCGGGCCCGACGACAGAATCGCGCCTGGCGCTTTGACCAGCCTCGCAATATGCCGGAGGGAATTCGTTGTCCCGTATCATCGTGTCTTGGAGACCCAAGACACGAACGGGAATGGCAACGGTCCGTTCACCCACCACTCTCTTTTCCTGGAATGCCCGCTCCTCGGACATTCTCTGCTGTTTTCTCTCATTTGTCAACCTCCTTCCCTGCCACTGAGAAGCGGCAAAAGACAAGGTATTGATCTCGCCACAACGAGGTCTAGTAGGGCGGATGGCAGACAAAGCAAGGCAGTACCGAAGTACGTCCCTGTCTCTCTGCCACTTCCACTTAAGTTGGAACTTCCAAGAAGCTCCTTCAAAAGCGGAAATCTGCCTTATTTCCTCTGTCGTCTGCGACTCGGGGACCCTAACGAAATCATCCGGATGGAGAATTACGTTATGTCCCACGGGAGCCGACGGCGGAACAGCTTCCTCTCTCGCCCAACAGGCGAGTCCGAAGAGTCGCCCCAGTCTCAACGCCAGCGTCCCTCGGAAGCCAAGCTCATGTAGAGTCAATCTAGTTGACCTCAAAGAGCCTATCTTCTTACGGAACCAGACAACACCTGCCCGAAAGCGGATGTTACTGGAAACGCCTGCAAGAAACAGGGAGAACTCACGACCAAGGGAAGTCACGAACTCAGATTCGCGAAGACGTCCAAAGCGAAGTGTCGGCACGACCCGAAGGTAGCCACCGATACGACGCAATAGAGTACTGTTCAAAGAACCGTACTCAACGTCAACGCTAGTCTTAGTCCGCTCGACTTCAAGACCAAGCCCACCGACGGTCGACATCCATCGATCCGAGACCTCCGAGGAGGATTGGAACAATATGTCATCGCCGTTGATCAGACAGGGCGTCCGCACCACTTCCTTCCAACTAAGCCCGCAAGATCTCAATGACCATAAAAAGGCCATCCGATTTTGCATGCAAAGAAGAGGGAAGGAAAGGTAAGAGCCCATCATCTGACCAATGCGAGGCACTCCCACATCGTGTCGCTCTTTCCCGCCAAACCCGTCGTCCTCAAGCCAATACAAAAAAGGCCGGAGGATTTCAGACGCGCGGGATCGAACAGACTGTGGGACGATGGACGACGTTGACATCATTGCCTCAACCATGACTTCTGCAACCTCGATAGACAAATTGTCAGTCGCGGAAGCGTAGTCACCGGAGGTTAGGATGCCGTCATCGCTGAACCCGGCCTTGGTAAGCATCTCGTCAGTCACGTCTCCGCGAGCCAACCAACGACTCTTGCTCAGGTGATTATAAATCGTCTTATGCAAGGGTCGGAGGAGAAGCTCTTCGGAAGCAAACTTCGTCAAAGGACGAGGCTTACCGGCGGACTGGACGACGATCACTTCGGCTTCCGGAAGCGGCCTGCTAGGGCGAGCTACACCGCTGAGAGCTTCCGTAAGGAAGCTCTCGTGGTCTATCTCAGTCCCTAGACAGCCACCGTTAGACCGGGAGCAACCAATGGTCGAGGAGAGAGGAGGAGAGGTAAGAAGAACTTGCTCTTCGTATCCGAGGTCCCATCCCTTAGGGAAGAGACGACGGGTTTGAAGTTGAACGAATCGCAAGTAACCAGCAGGGAGATCTCGTCTCGGACGACGAAAACCCTCGACAAGCTTCTCCATCAAGATCTTAGTCATACAGCTGCACGAAGCAGGCAATGACTTCTTGATGGACTGCCAGGCCATGACTTCCCTAGGGTCGTCACTCGGGCAGGATCCGAGAAGCTTCTTTACCTGGGCGGCTATTTCACAACAGTCGCCGGTAGGAGAGAAAGTGGGGACGGGACGTCCGAAGACGTATCCCCAATCAGCAAGAGCGCGGCGCACGTGGTTAGACGTGCGAGCTCGAAACGCGCGACAAGGTCGCGGGGCACCACAGGAGCGATTTCCGTTTTTCGAACGCGGAAAAGAGCCTGAGGCAGCCATCTAACAGTCAATAGTAATCTTAAAGGTTGGATC